GGATTTTTACAACAAAAGATTTAAAAGAAAAAGCTCGCCATTTTCTCCAAAATTTTTGTATTGCAATAGGGATAAAGAGGGTGGTAATAAACTAAATTAAAAACAATAAACATGAGAAAAGTTTATTGCCAGCCATATAAAAATAAAAACCACATATCATGCTGGTATGGGAAACCTCCAAAAGGGATTTTTCGGGGCGATGTTATAAGGCTTCATGTTTCTATGGGAGATGATTTGTGGATTACTCCAGACGAAGCAGCCACAATGATAAGAGCACTATCTGCTGGTCTATGCCACTACTTAGTAAAAAACGATAAAAACACTAAATTAAACTAGGTTTGTTTCTGGGGGGATGAGTTGAGAGAGGGTGGGGAAACCCAGCAAGTCGCCGGACGGCGAGCGGCTCTCAACTCTCCTCAAAAGCAAATCTAATTTTCTAAATTAAACTAGGTTTGTTTCTGGGGGGATGAGTTGAGAGAGGGTGGTAAATAAATAAATAACTAAATGGAAAATAAAGATATATATCAGGAGCGATACACGAAACATCAGGCGCGGAAAAAAAAGCAACTAATTGAAATGCTGGATAGCCGTTCCAGTCAAAGGGTTTTTAATGACAAGCCAATAGATCCGGATAAAACAGAATTGTTGTTGGCTAATATAGCCAAGACCGCGAGTTCCTGCGGACGCGAAGCGATATATGGCGTGGTGGTTGAGGATCGCACAAGAAAAGAATTGTTGGGCGCGTTGTTGGTGGGTGGCGTGGGCTGGATACACAGAGCCGACAAGATCCTTTTGTTTTTTGCCGCCGAGAGCGCGTATAAAGCCGGTGGTGAGATAGATTTTATGCCTTATTTGGACGCTGGAGTGGTAATTGGCACGGCGTATTTGATATGCGAGGCTATGGAAGTCGGTTGTTGCTTTGTGAATCCTAACGTGCGCGAGGAAAATAAATGGATTTTTAGCAATAAGTTCGGGCAAGTTAGAGATATCTTTTGCGGGGCGCTGGCTATTGGCAATTATGATAAGAAAGCGCCGGTGGTTAAAAAGAAAAAGAGTATTATAATAAAATAAAACAGAAATTCTAGATTGACTTTTCAATTTAGATATGCTATACTTATTAGTGGGTGAAACTAATTCTTAATAGGGTTAGGGTGAAGCCTGCAAAAAATATGGTGTATATAGCACCAAACGAGGGGAAAGAAAAAAAGGCTAAAATAAGCCTAAAAAGAGTAAAAGAGATATACCAAAGTGTTGCGAGCCTGTTCCTGATTATTGTTGTTCTGCTTGTATTGCTTTTGGCGGCTGGCTTTTACTGGGAGGTATTGGGAGTAAAAGAAAGAAAAATAATTTTTGAAACGGTGTATGCACAGGGGAGTGATACAGGTAGAGATAGAGTTCCGGTTGTTCCGGACTGCTACAATTCTGTTGCCAAATACGCTGATCAATATGGCGCGGATAGACAACTTGCTGAACGAATTATCAAGGCTGAATCCGGAGGAAAGGCAAGTGCGGAAAATACAAGTTCAAGTGCGTCCGGCTGCTTTCAATTTATAAACAGCACTTGGCGCAAAATGGGCAAAGAGTTATGGCAGGACGATTATTACAAGAAAAACATATACGATCCGGAGAATAATGTTGAGTTAGGTCTGTATGTTCTCGGCAAATACGGAAGCGGCGCGTGGAATGCGTCAAAACATATATGGTCAAATTAAAACAAAATGATGTTTAATCAATTACAAATTAAGGGTGGAGGAGAGCCGGCGTGTTAAGCGACGGCTTTTTTTATTATTAAATATGGTTACTATGAAAATGGAGGAATTGCAGGGATATTATGCCGATTTCACTAAAAATCAAATAGGTAGGAGTATTCCGGAGTTTATAGAATACGTTAGGCGACGTTATAGTGCGTCAAAAAAGGGAGGAGTGACGCCAAATGACGTCCGGCTGGAACATAAGCGATTAAAACGGCTGGAGGATTATCAGGCAGAAGTCAAGCCAGCCAGTCCGGAGGATTTTGATAATAATTAAAAATTAAATATGGAAAAAGAAAAAGAGATCAAGTTGGATAAAAATGCAAGTCCAAATGTGACGCAAGAGGAAAAGTTCCGGACGATTAAAGGCGACCTGTTGCAATACAACGAGGATCTAACGCCTAAAGGTTATGACAAGCCGGTTATCACTTTATCAGTTGCCGAAAACTTGCAGCAGTTCCAGCGCGGCATAATAAGATTGACAATTACAAAAGACAGCACGAGCGGCGAAAAGCTAAAAGAGGATTACTTATTGCATATTGACGGATTATTGAGTTGCATATATTCCGGATACGCCAAGAACCTGAACGTGCTGCGAAAGCCCACGCTAAAACAAAGAGCCGTCAAAATTCAGTCCACGATTATAAACCTGATAGACCGATTTAGCGAGGCATTAACAAAAAAATAAAGGCTGCCTCCAAAGCAAATCACAATTCAGTTGGCAGAAAGCCTTTATTCGTATAAGCCGGCTGCTGGTCTGTGCGCAAGCCAAAGGGGAAAGCGCGGCTCAACTTACACGGCAAATTGGCAGCCAAAAGTTTTATTCCGGAGGGATCAGCGAAACAATTAGCGTTATGACTATATACGCGAAAGGGAAAGGACAAAGCGATCTGATATTTCAATAAAGTATCCGGACAACAGTCCGATTTAGCCTCTCCCTCCGGCACAAAATAGACCTGTGGATAAGTAGCCCCTTGACAAATTATCTGAAATAATATATACTCCTTTATAGTAGTAGTTAATAGTATAAAGGAAAGGAGGTGTATATATGAAACTAATGACAAAAACGCTGGAGGCTAGATTCGCAAAAGTTGGCAGCCAGCAAGCAGATAAAGATCCGATTGTCGTTGCCAAGTATTTCAACCCAGTTGGCGCTGGATACTGGTATGCGACAGAATACAACCCAGCCGAGAGAGTTTTCTTTGGCTATGTGAGTTTATTCGGGGATTATAACGACGAGTGGGGATATTTCAGCCTTGACGAGTTGGAAAGCATAAAAGGTCAGTTTGGTTTAGGCATCGAACGCGACCTATACACGCCGGAGCAGCGAATATCCGGACACAATATAAATAGCCTAAAAGTTTAATTTCAAATAATAATAATAATATGCGACAAAAATACGTTAATCAAATAGTGAGTAAAGCGATAGAGAGTTTTTTGATCAAAGCCAATACCGGCTCAATTCAAAAAACAGAACACGGAACGACCAGCAATTTATTCCAATACATAGACGAGAAAAAGAAAGTCTGCGGCTACTTGGAAAGTAAAGGGCTGGACGCGTGGGCGCGCGGCACAAAAGAGCCGGCGCGGATCATAGCGGAATTAAATAACGCCACGTGGGAACAAGTGCAGCTTGCTCCGGAACGTGGAAAAAGTATGTGGGACTAATAATAATAATATGATTAAAGAATTAACTAAAGATCAAAAGGAATATATCAAAAACGCGGATAGCGCGATTATATTCCTAGAGGAACAAGTGGAACAAATGGGCAGTTATGACGAGGAAAAAAAGGAACAAGAGGCGGCAGTTAAAACCATAAAGGATTTTATCTGCTGGAGTTTGAACAATATCCGCGAGCCGGAACGATTAAACAAATAATAATAATAAAATGAGAGCATTAACAGCGAGCCAAAAACGGCTTTTAGTAAGAGTTATATCAGAGCAAAACTACCGCGACAGACTAGGAGAACTACATTTTACAATTCGCGGCGTGGAGGACTTGCCAAATGGCGTTTTTGAGGAATTAGAAAAGATCAACGATACAGAGGTATTATACCAAAATACCAACCAGTTTATTGACGACTTCAACAGTCGGCTAAACTAAACATTAAACACTAGAACGGAGGTTTATGCTAGAGTATTACGCCAAAAACGTGTATGGTATAGAACGGCTTTATATCAAAGACGAGAAAACGGCGCGGATCTTTCAGGCAATTACCGGCAGAAAGACGCTAGAACAGAAAGACCTTGCCAATTTCAAGGCGCTAGGCATAGAGTTCAAGGAAGTATTGCCGGAAAAAAAAGAAAAGGCTTGACTTTTTTTACTGGACGTGCTATACTTCCTAATAAGGAATAGTAAAAAGGCGAAACAATAAGATTAAATAATAACAATAACACCGGAGGAGCGTGTTATTGTTTTTTTATAAGCAAAAATTGCATTCTAATAAAAAAAATTGCTTATGAGTAGAAAGAAACAGGCTAGAGTAGCAAGAAGCACAAAGGAGAAAGAATTAGACATAAAACAGGACGGCTTACGACTGCGCTGGATTATTTTTTTAGACGAATATATCAAAAATGGAGGGAACGGACAGGAGGCATACAAAAAGGCATATCCGGATATTAAAAATGACGAAACGGCAAGAGTAAATGCGAGTAGGCTGCTAACGAACGCTACTGTGAAAGCTGAATTATATAATAAGCTGGAAGCACAGAAAATTACAGAGGATAGGATCACCGGCTTTGCACTTAATTTTATAGAATTAGGATTATCAAGCGAGAAGTATGCTATGGCGGGCGCGAAAATGGTAGAAATGCTTGGCAAGGTCAAGGGTATGCTAGTTGACACGAAGCGCATAGCCTTTACCGGAGAGAACCCAGCTATTTTTAAATCATTATACACAGAGAAAGATAAAAAAGATTTTGATAAAATAAAAGAGAGCGGCGACAGAATCACGGAATAACATTAAACATTTATGGAGGCAAAAGAGGAGCGCGGCGAAGTTGTGCAGGACTTTGAGCCGCTACCAAAACAAAAACTATTCCTATACCACGTTGAGGATAACGAAAAAGCTAAATTCGTGTGGTATTGCGGAGGTTTTGGATCAGGCAAGACCTTTATTGGCAGCCAAGCCGTGATTAGACTGGCTATGGCAGCGCCAAATGGACGGACGCTAATTGCACGGCAGACGCTCGTTGACCTGAAAGCCACCACCTTAAAAACTTTCTTTGAAGTATGCGACAAGCGGCTGATCAGGAAATACAACCGGACAGAAAACCTGATAACAATGATAAACGGACACGAAATATACACGTGGGGACTGGACGACATAGAAAAACTTAAATCGCTGGAAATTGGCACGTTTTGGATAGACGAAGTGAACGAAGTTGACGAATTGACCTTTAACGTATTAAAAGGGCGACTGCGGAATAAGAAGCACAAAAAGCGCGTCGGACTGCTCACTAGCAATTCAGAGGGCAAGAATTGGACTTATAAGCAGTTTGTTTTAGGCAAAGGGATCAAGACAGAGCAGGACTTGCAACAGTATTGGATAATAAAAGCGCCGTCCAACGAGAACAAGTATTTACCCGACGACTATCTTGCAGTTTTAAATTCATACACCGGCGACCTTTACGAAAGATACGTCCGCGCCAGTTGGAATGTGTTTGAGGGGCAGATATTTCCTGATTTTATAAGAGAGATACACGTGATTAAACCCTTTGCTATCCCTGAAAGCTGGACGAAAGTGGCAGGACTGGATCACGGCGAGCGAAACCCTAGCACATTTATCTGGGCAGCCAGCAACCCACAAGGCGACATATTCATTTACAGGGAATACGTGAAAACAGGCGAGGGCGTTGACAAGCACATTTTAAACATCAAAGACCTAAATCAAGACGACGACTTGGATTACGTGGTGATAGATCCCAGCACGAAAAGCGTTAGAGGCGTTTCAGGGCGTAAAATTGACACAGAATACAAAGAGGAGTGGCAAAAGGTGTTCGGATACCAAATGCCTATGAAATACGCGCATAACGACGTAAATGCAGGCATAGCACGTATGCATAAATACTTTCGGCTTGATCCGGAGCGCGTTCATCCAGCGACTAAGAAGCAAGGCGCGCCAAGACTATTTATCTTTGACACCTGCCCGACATCAATAGACGAAATGGAGGGCTACAAATGGAAAAAGATAATCCCCACCAACGAGAATGATCCGGACGAAGCGCCACGAAAGAAAGACGACCACACGACTGACG